CAAATTGAAGATGAGCTGACACCGTTCGGCTTTGTTGACGATGGTTTCTATGAAGAAACATTTGTAGCCGACAATGTTGTATGGTCCACAGACCAAAATTTGCCATGGAAACCTGATATAGATTCATAAACTTATAAATATTTAAAACTTTTGTTGAATTAAGATTCAAGTCTTGTAACATATAATAGGAGATAAACATGGCATTTCAACTTTCGCCAGGCGTTCTAGTTGTTGAAAAGGACTTGACCAATGTGGTCCCTGCTGCAGCTACCTCTATCGGGGGCTTTGTAGGTGACTTTCAATGGGGTCCAGTTCTTGAACCAGTAACTATCAGTTCAGAAATTGAATTAGTAAAAACTTTCGGTAAGCCCAACGACACAACATTTGCAAGTTTCTTTTCAGCAGCCAACTTTTTAAGCTATTCAAACAACCTTAAAGTGGTTCGTGCTGTAGGTTCAGCTGCTCGCAATGCTGTTGAATCAGGCACTGCTGTTCAAATCAAGAATGCAGAGCAATGGGAAGCATCTTATGCATCTGGTCAAGGATCTGTGGGTTACTTTGCTGCCAAATATCCTGGCGCACTAGGTAATTCATTGAAAGTATCAATGGCCGACAACTCAGCCGGTGCTTTTGCTGGTTGGACATATGCAGCAGAATTTGATTACACCCCTAGCACCTCAACATTTGTTAGTGGGTTAAGTGGATCAAATGATGAACTTCATCTTGTTGTAGTGGATGAAGATGGTTTAATTTCAGGTACACCTGGAACTATTCTTGAAAAATACACAGGTATTTCTAAGGCAGCTGATGCCAAGACAGCAGAAGGTGCATCTAACTATTGGAAGACTGTGCTTGAAGGATCTAGATATATTTGGTGGATGGATAATCCAGCAGGAACAAACTGGGGCAGTGCTGCAGCCGGTGTCACCTTTGACGGTCTAGGTACTCATACTGTATCACTAACAGGTGGTGTTTCATCTTCACCTAGTTCTGCTGAAGTTATCACAGGTTATGATGAATTCTCTAACGCAGAATTGATTGATGTAAATCTTCTCATCAATGGTCCACACAATGCCACTGTGGCAGCAAGTGTCATCACTATTGCTGAAGATAGAAAAGATTGCATGGTATTCATCTCACCTGAACTTGCTGATGTTTACAACAATGCAGGAAATGAAGCTGCTGACATTGTATCATTCCGCAACACACTTACATCTACTTCTTATGCTGTATTAGATTCAGGTTGGAAGTATCAATATGACAAGTATTCTGACAAGTATCGTTGGATTCCTTTGAATGCTGATATCGCTGGCTTATGCGCTCGTACAGACACTATTGCTGATCCTTGGTTCTCACCTGGTGGGTTGAATCGAGGTCAAATCAAAAACGTTGTAAAGTTGGCATACTCTCCTGACAAAACAGACCGTGACACACTATACAAGAAGGGCGTGAACCCAGTTGTGGCATTCCCAGGTGAAGGTACTGTATTGTTTGGTGACAAAACGTTGCTCAGCAAGCCTTCAGCATTTGACAGAATCAATGTTCGTCGTTTGTTCATTGTGTTGGAAAAAGCTATCGCCACAGCAGCCAAGTATCAATTGTTTGAATTCAATGACGCCTTCACACGTGCACAATTCAGAAATTTAGTGGAACCATTCCTACGTGATATCAAGGGTCGCCGTGGTGTCTATGATTTCCGTGTAATTTGTGATGAAACTAACAACACAGGTGAAGTGATTGACCAAAATCAATTTGTGGCTGACATATACATCAAGCCAGCACGTTCTATCAACTTCATCACACTGAACTTCATTGCTACACGTACTGGTGTTGCATTTGAAGAAGTGGCAGGCGCCTAATCATAAATCTCTAGGAGAAGAAACAAATGGATATTTCACAATTTAAAAATAAATTAGGCGCAGGTGGTGTACGTCCAAATCAATTCCTTGTGACCCTCACCTTCCCTGCTGCTGTCGGTGCTGGAGCAAGTGATGATTCATTGCTTGTAACATCTGCTGCTTTACCTGCATCCAACGTTAATCCAACCATCGTACAATATCGCGGACGTGAAGTGAAGTTTGCCGGTGAACGTACATTTGATCCATGGACCATTACAGTATTGAATGATACCAGCATGAAGATGCGTCAATTGTTCGAACGTTGGTCCAATCTCATGAACAATCGTAACGATAACGGCGGTTCATTGGCACCAGCTACATACATGTGTGATTTAGAAGTAGCTCAATTGGATCGTAATGACACAGAAATTCGTAAGTACACCATCTACAATGCATTTCCAATTACCGTTTCTGAAGTGGCTTTGGCTTACTCAGCAAACGATGTGATTTCAGAATTCAATGTGACGTTCCAATACTCACATTTTGAAGTAACACCTGTTTAATCCTTAAAATAGGATAGGTAACATATTATGGATATTTTTGGATACGAAATTAAGCGGAAGGAACCGGCACCAACGGAACGTTCGTTTGTGCCACCTTCTGATGAAGGCGCACTAGACACAATTAAAGCTGGTGGGTACTACGGCTCCTATTTGGATTTAGAAGGCGCAGCAAAAAATGAATCAGAACAAATAAAACGATATCGAGATATCTCTTTGATGGCAGATGTAGATGCTGCCATTGATGATGTCGTGAATGAAGCCATTGCCAATCTTGACAATGAAGATGTTGTAAAAATTGATTTAAGAAATACTAAAGTATCTAGCACTGTGAAAAAAAGCATTGAACAAGAATTTCAAAACATTCTTGACATGATGCACTTCAAAGATAAATCACAAGATTATTTTCGTCGTTGGTATATTGATGGTAGAATGTATTTTCATAAAGTAATTGATACAGCAAAACCCAAGCAAGGCATCACTGATATTCGTTATATTGATCCTAGAAAAATCAAAAAAGTTCGTAATGTCATCAAAGAAAAAGAACCCAAAACGGGTGTAGAGTTCGTGAAAAGTGTAGAAGAATTTTTCATTTATAATGAAAAAGGTATTCACATGACACAAAATGTAGCAGTGAATACTAATGTGCAAGGTTTGAAAATTACAAAAGATGCTATTTGTTATACCCCATCTGGGTTGTTTGATGTAGACAATCAAATGGTTCTTAGTTATTTACATAAAGCCATCAAGCCAGCCAATCAGTTGCGTATGATGGAAAATGCATTAGTAATTTATCGTCTAGCTCGTGCGCCAGAAAGAAGAATCTTTTACATTGATGTTGGTAACTTGCCTAAGTTGAAGGCAGAACAATATCTCAAAGACATCATGAATCGCTATCGTAACAAGATGGTGTATGATGTGAACACTGGTGAATTGCGTGATGACAAGAAGGCCATGAGCATGTTGGAAGATTTCTGGTTGCCTCGCCGTGAAGGTGGAAAGGGTACAGAAATTTCCACATTGCCAGGAGGACAAAATCTTGGTGAGATTGCAGACATTGAATATTTTCAACGCAAATTGTATCAGGCATTGAATGTACCCATGTCACGATTGCAACAACAAGGGGGATTGAACTTTGGTCGTGCAGCAGAAATCACCCGTGACGAGTTGAAGTTCACTAAATTCATTGGTAAACTTCGCCGACAATTTAGTTTGATGTTTCATGACATGTTAAAAACTCAGTTAATTTTAAAAGGAATCATTACTGAACAAGATTGGAAAGAAATGGCAGATAGTGTGGAGTATGTGTATGCTCAAGATGCCTATTACACAGAAAGCAAAGACCAGGAAATTCTTCGTTCACGTATGGAATTGTTATCACAAGTGGATCCTTTTGTAGGCAAATACATGAGTAAGAATTACATTCAAAAACATATTCTTCGATTCACTGAAGAAGAAATTGATGAAATGGAAAACGAGATGGAGAATGCAGCATCAGCTTCTATGGATTATTCAGAACCCTTAGAAGATCCAAATCAACCAGGAAACATTCTACCCAAGGGAAATCCTTTCCCAGCTCCTCCGGAGAAAAAGAATGGAAATAAATGAAGTTAAAATAGGTGACATGGTCACCTTCACACATAAGAAAAAGAAAGTTACAGGTAAAGTCATTTACCGCCACCAAGACAAAGACAAAGCTGCTTTAATGGGCCATGTAAATGTTGAAGTGTTAGATGGTAATTCCTACCCTGTGACCATCCATGTATCGAAATTAAAACCTGCCTTAAAAGAGGAAACCAATATGAAAAACTTGAAAGAAACCAGATTGGAAAACACTATGGATTTAATTGATTTGATTGACAGTCAAAATCATGTAGAAGCAGAAAACAAGTTCAATGAACTTCTACAAGACAAAATTGACGCTATCCTTGGTGTGGCTAAGGAAGAAGTTGCCAGCAGCATGTTCAATACAGAAAATTGTGCTGAATGTGATGAAGAACTGGAAGAAGCAAAGAAGATGAAAAAAGAAATGGAAGATGAAGAGGAAGAAGATGAAGATGAGCTTGATGAAGCCTTGAAGGGCGGTCAACATAAGATTGACATGAACAAGAATGGTAAGTTGGATGCTCATGACTTCAAGATGCTTCGTGCCAAGAAGAAGGGTATGAAGGAAGAAGTGGAACAAATGGATGAAGCTTCCTATTCAGCCAAGGCAGCAGCAGCTGGCAAAGACATTGGCAAGAAGGGCAAGATGTTCAGCAAGATTGCCAAGAAGGCAAGTCGTAAGTATGGCAAAGAACGTGGCGCCAAGATTGCAGGTGCTGTATTAGCCAAGTTGCGTAAAAAAGGTAAGTAACATGGAAGAAGCCAAAATGACGGATGCCGACATGGCACAACGCGAAAAGATTGTGAAGTCAATGAAGAAAAACTTCAAAGATTTTCGCAGTCGTTATGGCTCCGATGCCAAGAGCGTGATGTATGCCACAGCCACGAAGATGGCAATGAAGGAAGAAAATGTTGAAGAAAACAAGTATAGTTTACCAGCTGGTAGTATGAAACCTGAAAAACCAGTTAAAACAAAAAGCTATCTTGAAAAGCGTTTTGGCCACTTAAAGCCAGGTGAATCTGCTTCATTGAAAGGTGATCCAAAAAAAGTAAAGAAAACCAATGAAGAAAATATTGAAGAAGGTGAAGTGAAGAAAGCAAATAAAGAAAAGAAAAATGAATATGTAGCATCCATCATTCAAAAGAAACTTCACCCTTCTGTTCTTCCTTCCAAGGCATATGGTCGTCGTAAGTTGAAAGAAGAAAATCTTCAAGGGTCTTCCGTAGGAAAAGTTCCATATAAAGTTATGGACATGGATAATTTAGTACAAGATGCTATTAAAGATATACCAGAAGATGATGGTCCACACACCAGCCCCATTGCTGATTTGGATGCCATCAATTTTCAAACTGTGGCAAATCCTGAAGATGTAGTAAATCAACCTAACAATGAAGGGAATCGTGAATCAACAGCAGTGACTGCTTTAAGAAAAACTGGTAAACCATTCAAAGCAATTCGTTCACGTGGCCCAAAGAGTTACGGTCCTGAAGATTTATCTGGTGCAGTGGCATCAGTTGCCATTGGTGAAGCTGTTAAGGATGAAGCTGACAAAGGTGAATATGATTATGAAGGTGATATGGCAAAGTCCTCACTACGCACCATTGTTCGCAATGCACAAATGATGCATGACATGCTTGATGAAAACACCAATCTTCCAGAATGGGTGGCTAGCAAAATCACATTGGCAGAAGATTATCTAGTATCAGCAGCACAATACATGCAATCAGAAATGTCAGAAGAAGTAGAACTAGATGAAATTTCCAGTTACAAAGCTAGTAGAGCAGCAG